TGCAGCATATAGTCATCTAATTGAAACATTAGGGTTGCCCGATACTACATACAATCAGTTTATGGAATATCAGGAGATGAAAGATAAACATGATTACGTACTTGACATTAGTTCTCGGAATGGTGACACTAGTTCTACTGCAACACACATCGCAGTCTTCTCAGCTTTTACAGAAGGTATGCAACTTTTTAGTTCTTTTATTATGTTGCTTAACTTTCCTAGAATGGGTAAAATGAAAGGTATGGGCCAGATTGTAACCTGGTCTATCGTTGACGAAACACAGCATGCAGAATCTATGATTAAATTATTCCGAACATACGTAGAAGAAAACAAGGAGATATGGAATGATGAGCTCAAAGGGAAGATCTACACGATTGCGGAGAAAATGGTTGATTTGGAAGATAAGTTTATTGAACTGTCTTTCCGAACTGGCGCGATACAGGGCCTAACAGAAAACGATGTAAAGGAATATATTCGTTACATTGCTGATAGACGTCTAATTAGTCTTGGATTAAAAGGAATCTTTAAACGTAAAAAGAATCCTTTGCCGTGGGTCGAAGAAATGATTAATGCTCCAACGCATACTAATTTCTTTGAGAACAGAGCAACAGATTATGCCAAAGGTGCATTATCAGGTGATTGGCATGATGTTTGGGGAAGTGCTACATGACAGAAGAAACTATATCATATGTGGATAAGCGCAGAGAAATTTGCGACAAATGCGAACATAAGAAAATTATAATCGGTGCGAAATTTTGTGAGGAATGTGGTTGTGCTATTTGGGGTAAGACTCTGATTAAGTTTCAATCATGTCCTAAAGGTAAATGGAATGCCGAAGAAAATTGATCATGCACATATGAATGCGGCGGAGGGGTATGCTAAACTATCTCATGCTCGCAGATTGCAAGTTGGTGCTATTATAACTAAAGATGATAGAGTTATATCAATAGGATATAACGGCACACCTGCAGGTTGGGACAATAATTGTGAAGATGAAATAGAAGAAAAATTCACATACGTTATTGATTATGGCGGTGAACAATATGAAGGCGCTAACATTAGTTTAAAGACTAAAGCTGAAGTTATACACGCCGAATCAAATGCTATAGGTAAATTAGCTCGTTCATCTGAATCAGGTGAAGGTGCAACGATGTATATTACCCATGCCCCTTGTTTTGATTGTGCTAAATTAATTCATGTGGCGGGCATAAATAAAGTATTCTATCGCAATCAGTATAGAAACACAGATGGCATAGACTTTTTAAATAAATGTAATATTGAAGTGGAGTTAATATGATTAAATTAAATGCTAAAAGAATTGGAATAACTTGCAGTTCGTTTGATCTTTTCCACGCAGGCCATGTGGTCATGCTTGAAGAAGCAAAACGACAGTGTGATTACTTAATTGCAGCAATACAATCTGATCCAACGATTGATAGGGAAACAAAAAATAAACCTGTTCAGTCTATTATCGAAAGACAGATTCAAGTATCAGCTTGCAAGCACGTAGATGAAATTATCGTTTACACAACAGAAAAAGAGTTAGAAGATATTCTAATGGCTTTGCCTATTGATGTTCGTATTCTTGGTGAAGAATATAGAGATACAGAATTTACAGGTAAAGAGATTTGTATGAAACGAGGAATCGAGTTGTATTTTAATAAAAGAGATCATTTCTTTAGTTCATCGGATTTAAGAACTAGAGTATATGATGCAGAAGCTAAGAAAAGGGGAATTACATGGCAAGGAAACAACATTACGAATGTGTCGAGTGTGATGCCGTCTTCAAGATAAATTACGACTTAGATGATAAGTATTACAAAGTAGAATTCTGTCCATTCTGCGGTGCTGGTATGGATGAAGATCAGCATGACCAACAATACGAAGACCTCGACAACGAAGACGAAGACCTGTCCTAAATGTGAGACAGAACATAAGAAGCCCGGGAAGTTTTGCTCTCGGGCTTGTGCCAATTCAAGGCAATGGACAGAAGAACATAAACAAGTGTTCTCAGAAAAGCAAAAAGAATATATGGCTCGCGACGAGTCAGAATATCACAGATATAAGAAATCTATACAAACAACAATGCTTCACAAAACTGGTGCTATGGGCAACGGCCTAGCAACAGAACGAGCTGAAGATGTAATGACAGATCCCGAAGATTATTTCCTTGTCCCGCCCCGAGATGATGGAGATAAGTTCGTAGAAGGCGGAGATGTATGGGAGATTATGTAATATAAATACTAATTTAGAATTGGTATTTAGATGTGGTTATATAAAGATTCTCCATTCGAGATTGTTCCAGAAGATGCTTACGGTTATGTTTATTTGATAACTAACACTGTTACCGGTCGTAAGTATATAGGTAAAAAGTTATTCTGGTTCAAACGAACTAAAGTAGTCAAGGGCAAGAAAAAAAGACTAAAGATAGAATCTGATTGGCGAGACTATTGGTCATCGTCAGATGAAGTTAAAGCAGATGTTGAAGCAAACGGTGCTGATAAATTTATAAGAGAAATACTTCATATTTGCCCCAATAAAGGTTTATGTAATTATTTAGAAGCCAGAGAACAAATGGATCGACGGGTTCTAGAAACTGATGATTACTACAACGGTCAAGTTCAATGTCGAGTTCATAAAACTCATATAAAGAATTTAAAATAAAGTTTACAAGGATATATATGCAAATAACTGGTGGATTATCGATAGTGGGAGGAACAACAATAATAAACCCCGTTGTAATTTTATCATTATTAAGCGGTGATGCCAATGTTAGTATTGGCACAACAGTAGAATGGTCATCTAATACTTGGCTGTATCTTGCAGAAGGACAATCAAATGTAGCTGCTCAAGATTATACAACAGATACAAATAATATAGTTTGGCAATTGTTTTATGCTCACAAATCTATCAAATTGCCGGTCAGTCAAGGCAACGTAGATTACGTAGGTGGCGGCGGCGCAAGATGGAGCACTATTACAAGGAACGATGGCGCTAATGAAATAACTTTATATGGAGCAATAGGCGGCGAAGGCGCAAATAAAACAAATTTTAAATCCAACACCGATACTGTTATAGCTACTGCCAATTATTTAGTTTATCCTCTGGCAAATGCTGCAGCATTATATCCAGGTAATATAACAACACAATTTATTGTTCCGGAAAATAGATTTTTTATGTTAGGTTTTTCAAGCGGACCTTTCTTTAAAAATTATAGAAGAACTGCAAATAATTATACCGCAGTTAATGGCGGAATGCCGATATTTACCGTTTTAAATGAAGTATATTCTGGCAATTGGCCCACTGGACCAATTAGAGGAATACCTAATTTATTTGGGGGCAACACCACAAACTTTACCAAATTAACAAGTAACATTTTATTATCTGCAGTTAAATTTGAAGTAGTATGATCTTTGCAATAATTTTATTATTAACAGCTTTAGCAATTTCAGGTATAGCAGGATATTTTTCAATCATAGGATTGGCACATATATTCTCAGCTAATCCTATGCCTATTATAGTAATGGGTTGTTTTCTTGAAATAGGCAAATTGGTAACAGCTTCATTTGTATATAGACAATGGGATAAGATTAATTTTATAATGAAGACGTACTTTGTCTCCAGTGTAGTTATATTATCAATTATCACATCACTTGGTATATTTGGATACTTATCAAAATCCTACACATCTGATTCTGCTGCAATATATGATAGTGAGACTAAATTAAGTACCACACAAAGTCTAATAGAAATTGAAAAGAAGAGATTAGATAATCTAATGCAGCAACAAGCAAAACGAGATCTACCGAATAAACGAATAGAACTAGATATTAAAGAATCTCAGAATAAAATATCTGAGCTGACGAAAGAAATGGGTGTTGTCCAAAAGGATAAGAACAAACAGAACTCCGAGATAGGCCCTATACGTTATATTTCGGAATTGGTTTATCAGAAAAATGATATGGGTACGATTGATAGGGCGGTTCGTTTAATAATTATATCATTGATGTTTGTATTCGATCCGTTGGCTATTTTATTAGTTGTTGCAGCCAATATGCTATTAAAGGCAGAAAAGCGAAAAAACAGGCCAAAAATGTCAAAATATTCGATAGAAATTGATAAAAGTGACGTTTTTAACATCAAAAATAAAGACTTAAGCTGATATAAATATATAGAAATCGGAGAAATTATGCCATTAACAAGAATTAAAACATCTGGACTAACAGCAAATGTTGTATATCAATCTATCGTTGCTGGTACTGGTATAACAGTTACTGCTAATAGTGCTACACAGGTAGTTATTTCATCTAGCGGCGGTGGCGGCAATAATGCAAGAACAACAGGATACAGTCTAGTATTCGGAGGATAATAACAAATGGCATCACCAAATTTAATTAGCGCAAATTTAATTATAGGAAAAACTTCTGGTATATTACTTTCCAATACTAACGAAATAAGTGTATTGGAAAATCCTACAAGTTCCGGTAAATGTTTAAAAATTAATACGTTAAATTTAGCTAACTACGGAAGTTCCGCAACAGCTGTTACTGTTAATTTTCATAATGCAACTGGGTTAGGTGGTAGCAGTTTTGCCATTACCGGTAATGTTTCAGTTCCACCTTCATCTACTATGAATATTATAGATAAAACCAGTCAATATTATTTAGATGAGAACACAAGCATAGGAGCGAAAGCAGGCAGCGCAGGAAATATTGTGGTTACTGTTAGTTATGAGGAAATAAGCTAAATGGTAAAACGCTACGCAGGTGGATTGATATCGAGCACTAAAGTTTCTACCGGGGAATTTTCTGCCAGTGGGGTTTTCAATACATCTGATGCCGCTCAAGGTTTATCTGCAGGTCTATGGCCGGTACCTAGAAATCGTGCAACTGTTATAGATTATATTGTTGTTGCAGGTGGCGCTGGTGGTGGTGGATATTATAACGCAGGCGGCGGCGGCGCAGGAGGAGTTCTATTCGCAAATAATGTTTCTGTAGGTCAGGTTACATTCACACTTACAATAGGCGCTGGAGGCGCAGCTGGAACCGCTGACACAAAGGGAGGTACTGGGGTAAACACTTCTATAGCTGCTCCAGGATTTTCTACGGTCACCGCAAGTGGAGGTGGTGGCGGAGGTGGTGGCTCCGGCAGCCCGGGCGGCAACCCTGGAGGATCAGGTGGAGGTAATAGTGGTTATACTACAGCTGCTACATATGGCAACGGCACGCCGGGGCAAGGAAACAGAGGTGGAACGGGTGGTAGCTACGGTGGCGGTGGCGGGGGTGGAGCCGTACAAGTAGGCTTTAATGGCACTTCAACTGTAGGTGGCCGAGGTGGTAACGGTATTGTTTGGTTTAATAGTACCTATTACGGAGGCGGTGGCGGTGGCGCAGCATATGACGGTTCTGCTCCTGCGGAACCTATTGCACCAGGAGGTTTAGGTGGCGGTGGTGCTGGTTCTACTTTTGGTATAGCTGGCGCTCCTGGAGATGCAAGTACCGGAGGTGGTGGCGGTGGCGCTAATGGATATTCGCCCGTTAGTCAATTTGCTGGTAGTGGAGGAAGTGGTGTAGTAGTATTAAGATATCCTGCAGTATTTACTCGTGCGTTATCTACAACTGGCGCAAACACTTATACAGTATCTGAAGGATATCGCTATTATACGTTCACATCATCCGGTACAATAACATTCTAAAAGTATATGACAACAAAAGTATTAGTATCACAATTATCAGTTCCACCTGGCGTAGCAACGCAATCTGGTTCAATAACATTTTAATAAATAAATTAACATAGTTGCTTATTAAGCAAATTTAAATAGGAGAAAGAAAAATGGCACATTATGCTCAAGTAGTAAACGGAATCGTAGCACAAGTAATTGTTGCAGAACAAGATTTCATTGATTCAGGCGCAGTTGGAAGCCCAGCAGACTGGGTTCAAACAAGCTATAACACACAAGGTGGAGTACATCGTAATGGTGGAACACCACTAAGAAAAAATTATGCAGGTATCGGCTTTGTATATGATGCAGGTAGAGATGCATTCTATGCACCTCAACCATATCCAAGCTGGGTTTTAGATGAGGCAACATGCTATTGGAATGCACCAATCGCACAACCAGAGAGTATACCTCCAACCGAAACGGAAGCAGGTACATTCTATACATGGGATGAATCCATTGTAAATTGGAAAGCTGAAACAGTTCCAGCATTAGGAACACCAGCCTAATTTGGTTAAATTAGGGGCCCGGCACCTTGCCGGGTCGGTTGACATCTACTGTCAACTATTATATAATTTG